TGTTCATATAGTTTTTTAGATATACAAGAAGAAAATACTTTGGATTATCTTAAGTCTATAGAACAATTTTCTGAAGACAATTTATATATCACATATGGAGGAATTGCCAGCACTAATATATTACAGACAAATTTTTATTGGTATAAACTATTATTTAATAATGATTATCTTGGATATACAACCAACAAAGCTTTAAACCTTTTGATAGATAATGTTATCAATAAAACAGCTATATAATAAATATTTTAAAAAAAATATAGAGACAAAAACAGATAATAGAAACACAGATTTCTTTGATGATTCTGTACTTTTGTCTTTTGGATTAACTCCAAACTATGAAATAGATTTATCTCTAGAGATTAAAGATCTATTAATTAAAGATAAAAATGATTTAGAGTTTAAGGCACAAAAATTAGCAGCTTTTTTTCATACTATTGTATCTGGTGGATTAAATAATATTATTGTAGAATTTTTGATGAAAGAAATGTCAGATGAACAAAATAAAAAACTTTTTGAAGAAATAGTCTATAATTGGCTACTATTAGAAAAAGCTCATATTTTAAAAAATAAAAACCAATATAAAAACTCATCTAGTCCGGTTATTTCTCCATTAAAAGTGTTTTCTCAATATATTCCTAATAATAAATAATATGCAAACCAAACCACTAATTATTTGGGAAAAATGGCAGGATCCTATCCTAAATAATTTAACAGATATGTCTGATGATGTTTCAAATGATAATACGGACAGTGAATACAATGAAAACTATAATACAGAAGAAGACGATCAAATATTTGATCATCCTAAATCATCATATAAGTATCCTATAATAATAACACCAATGGGTATTTTACCATATAATGAAAAAACATCGTGTGATAAAATATTTAATTTTTGGGTAGGACATACTAATTTTTCTATTACTAAAGAGATATCAGATATATTAGAAGAATCTATTGGGGTAGAAACTTTGGATATTTTTACAAGATATAGATTTAGAATTGCTATAGGTAAAGCCTTCAAAGATTCTAAGATTATGACCAATATTAACAATAAAATTTATGAGCATATTAATGAATCTTAATACAGATATTCCAGAAATAAATAATATATCCAATATTCATGATATAAATATAGATCTAAAAAATAGAGAAATATACCTACACTCATGCATTAGTTGTGATGGCGAAGAACCAGGAGTAGATTATAAATCAGCCGTCAATCTGCAAAAAAATCTAAGGATATTAGATTCATTAGATAATAGTCCAATTTTAATACATATGCATTTGCCGGGTGGTGATTGGAGCGATTGTTTAGGAATGTATGATGCTATTAAGATTTGTAAATCTAAAACAATAATACTAGCGTATGCAAAAGTAGAATCATCAAGTAGTGTTATTTTTCAGGCTGCTGATCTTAGAATATTGATGCCAAACGCACACGTTTTATTACATTATGGGTCTATATCTTTGGATGCCGAACACAAGGCGGCAACTAGCAATCTTAGGTGGAGCGAAAGAGAATCAGAAAAAATGTTACAAATCTTTTGTGAAAAATGTGTTGACAGTCCTGTAGCATTAGAAAAAAATTGGAAAAAAATGATGATAAAAAAACATATTCAGTCACAATTATCTAATTATTCAGACTGGATCATGTCTGCTGACGAAGCGGTGTATTATGGTTTTGCAGATGGTATTCTAGGATCATCCTTGTATCCATCAATAGATAGTTTAAAAAAACCTAAGCGCCGTAGAAAGAACACCAATGATAATTGAACTATCATATCATGATTTAGATACTAAGGAAATAGATTTAAAGAATAATATTATCGAAGCTACACAGTTTAGACCAGATTATATTTCTGTGTTTTCATACTATATTAAATTAGTGAAAAAAATTTCTCAAAATTCTTTTAAAATTGCCACTCCTATAGACTACCCGTTAGGTATCTCTGATATTAAAACTAGACAAACAGAAGTTATCAATGCTATAAAAAATGGAGCCAATAAATTAGATATTGTTATTCCAACCCTATATATAGTTAATAGAAGATATGATAAATTTAGAGAAGATATTCAATCTAATCTTGATTTATGCATTAATGCTGGGATCGATATCACATATATGTTAGAATATAGAATATTTAATCATTTAGCTTTAACTAAAATAGCAAATATTGTTAAAGAACACGGTCTTCAGACAATATATGCATCCACAGGATATATGCTAGATGATATAGGAGATAATCTAATAGCCAGTATGTACCTTGCTAAAAAAACAGATATGAACACCATAATAAATGGTAATATATGGAATAAAGATCAGATGAAACTTATTATCAATAATAAACCATATGGTGCAAGATTTAAAAATTTATATGCTTTAAAACTCTGGCATGAACAAAAACAAAAAAATCAAAAATAGTATTTTTATTAGCATAGCAGCATATAGAGATTCTGAGCTAATTCCAACTATACTTGATTGTATTAAAAAAGCAGATAAAAAATCTAGATTATTTTTTGGTATATGTTTACAAGATAATAAAAACGTATACTGGAAACTAAAGCATATTAAAAAAAGATACAAGCTTAATATGCAAATTCTATACATGGATTGGAGAGATAGTCAAGGAACTTGCTGGGCTAGATATTTAATTCAACATAAATTATATAGAAATCAAGATTATTATTTACAAATAGATGCCCACCATAGATTTATAGAACAATGGGACTCTGTATTAGTAGATTTTATACAAAAGAAAAAAGAAGAAGGTTATCCCAAACCAATTATCGGTGGATATTGTCCAGCATATCATTCAGATAAAAATGAATGTTTATATAATGGTATACAAATATGTTCTTTTGATATATTTGATCAAGATGGCGATCTGATGCTTAAGCCATTGGTCTTGAAAGAATCACTATTATTTAGCAAAGACATTCCTGCTAGATATTTATCCGGTCATTTTCTTTTTGTTGAAGGATATTTTTGTCAAGAATGTCCATATGATCCTAATCTATATTTTAGAGGAGAAGAATTATCTTTATCTGCTAGAGCCTATACTAGTGGTTATGATTTTTTTCATCCAACATTTCCTATTATATGGCATTTATATTTAAGACATAACGAAGAAAAACATTGGGATAACCATATTAAAAATAATGGATTTATTATAGACACAACAACAAGAGATACAAAATCGAAAATAAGAGTACGCAAATTATTAGGCATGGATATTAATGATATTAATTTTGGAAGATATAATCTAGGAAATATTAGGTCTATTCATCAATATGAACTATATGCTGGATTGGACTTTAAAAATAAAAAAGTACACAAATATTCTGCTAATACAAGGAATGATTCTCCTTTGCCTTTTCTTATGTCAGAACAAGAGTGGACTAAACATATGCTAATGAAAAAATTAATTACTATTACTTTTCCAGATTTAACAATACAACATATTAATAAATTTTTAAAATCTATAACCGTACAAATTTATAACCATAAAAATGTAATTTTACATGAAACTTCATTAAGTCCGAGGCAATTAGCTTCTATAATGAAAAATAATTTTCAATTTAAAAAAATAATAGGTATTGATGATATACCAACAAGTGCTACTTTAATACCTCATTATGAAAACCCAGATCTTGGCAAGAAAATTAAAGTTACCAATATACTGTATTATGATGCATAATGGCGTAAAATATAGAATTTTTTATTTAAATAACCAATTATTGTATTAATAAGGTGTATTATCAAATGAATTATCCAACACATTTTACTGGAGAAAAAAATGTCTATTACTTCATATGCAGTTAAAGCTTCCGATGGTTCAGATTATGATTCAGTTGCCATTAATGCTAAAGGCAGCGGAGCCGGTGGAAATGGTGGCTCAGTTGCTCGTGGCGGCTCAGTAGCGTCAAATTTATTAGATAATGTTGCTGTTTCAAGATATGATGCTGGTGTATTTGGCTCAACAGTATTAGATAATAGTTGGGCAGACGAGGCTCTTAGTGCTGGTACTTTTGCATATAACAATGCATCTCCAATAGCTAAAAGAATAACAGATACATTAGCTGGTAGTGTTTCAAACGACACACTACTAAGTGGTGCTGCTGTTCCAGCAAATGTTCGTAGTATTCATAAGCTAGAAACACTAACAACACAAAGAATAACAACAGCTATTCGTGCCAATAAGTATAATAGATACACTGGTGCTTGGGATGCTGGATTTCCAGCCAATGCAGTTGATTCTCTTAATACAGACGACGCTGCTAATCCAACACGTAGTGTTCCTGGTGAATTAACTTATAAAACTAGTGCTCCTTTAGCTGTTAATGATAATTATAAAGCTAAAAATGGTTAATGGTCTTTAGTGATAATTTAACTACAATTTATTAAACTATAATTAAAGGCCATTGTATAATGCAATGGCTTTTAGTTTTATGGAGACATTACATGCCAGAAGATAATGCAGATATAATACATTTTTGGCAAACAGCAGCCATGACTCTTTTTGGTATATTGACTACCATAGGAGCATTTTGGTTTGGTATTATGAGACATCTTGTCAAAAAAGATGATATTATAGAACTAATTGAGTTACATTCCCCATATCTACAAGACAGAGAAAATATTATGGCAAGATTAGACGCTGCAAAAGATATGCAATCACAATTCGCATCTGCATTACAAAAAAATACAGAAGTAATGTCAGAACTTAAAATTCAGATTGCTGTATTAGGTAAAACATTACAGAATTTAGAGTCTAGAATAGAGAAAGAAATTTAATAACTATGTATAAACCTGGATATAAAACAAGCGAATTTTGGATCACATTAGTATCATTTATATGTTCTGGTTTATATTTAATTGGATTAATAAGTTTTGATGATAAAAATAGCACAACAGATGTATTAGCACATACTGTTGAGTCTATTATTTTGATTGCAGGTCAATCTGCTGTATTTATGAGATATATTAAGGCTAGATCAGAGATTAAACAAAAAATTATCACAGAAGAAAAATTAGTAACGGAGAAGAAAAATGACAACAGAAGAAAAGGTTCAACTAGAACTAGATCAAACAATAAGCAATCTACAAAAAAGCCTAAGTGAAGTTAAGAGTATAGCAATAGCAGAGGCATGGAAAATACTACAATTATTAGTAGCTAAAATAGTTAAAGCTATAGAAGATGCTGCTGTAAACTGGTCTGGATCAGATAAAAAAGAATTAGCAATGTCTTTAATATCATCTATTTATGATAAGCTATTTTTAGTAATAGATATTCCTATGATTCCAGCTTTTATAGAAGGATATTTGCATTTATACGTCAAAAGAATACTATTATCTTTAGTTAGCTCAACCATAGATGCTACTGTAACGACTTTTAAAGAAATAGGATTTTTTGTTTCCAAAAACCAATACAGGGGTATTAATAAAGTATAAAAGGAGAATTTATGAATTTTACACAGACTTTCGAAGAATTTAGTGGATCACTAGGCTCAACAGATTTATTGCTATATGCTGGTCTTGGAATTGTATTATGGGTCTTGTTCAAAGATAGACTCAGCCCTGTACAACAATTTGTCTTAGACTTGGTTAATAAGGCAAAAGGTAAAATTGGTAAGCCAGCTTTGCCCGATCTTACAGTTGTTAACAAACCTTCTGTTCAACAAAATCTATTTTTTGATTTAGTAGTATCATGGAAACAAACAAGAGACTTGGCAGAAAAAAGTGGATGTCAAAAAGCTGTAGAGGTTGCTGATCAAATGTTTCCATATCTTAGTCCAACAATTTGTGCGGAGAAAAAGGACAATGAATAATAAAGTATTATTAGTATTAGGTTGTGGATTAGTATTGATTGGTCTATTAAAACCTAGTATTCCAAATTTACTGCAAGATTTTAATAAACCAGGAAATGTTGTAGTAACGAATTATATTACAGATGCTCCAACAGATCAGCAATTACTAGAAAATGCTTTGGCTGTTAAGAAAATATTCGATAATTCTAATTCTAATACTAAAAAATATGATTGTCTAAGATTATCTTCTTTGTATGCTGATTTAGCTCTTTTAATAGAACTAAAAAATGAAGATGTTGTACTCAAAGATACAATGTCTATCAAAGAAGCTAATTCATTAGCTGGTAAAATGCTTAAACTAGATATCAAAAATAAATATCTAGGACTTTCAGGTAAATGCGAAGAACTAGTCAAATCTGCTATAGGCTCTGATGAGGCTTTGTTAGATGATGATTTAAGAAATAAAGCAGCAGAAGCTTTCAGAGCATTAAGCTGGGCCTGTTATAAAGGTAGTCAATAATGCCAAGAATGACTCCAGAAGAACTCTATAATAATTATAGAAAAGGATTTAGCGGATGTTTATGGGAAGGTCATATATTTGATCAATTGATGGCCAAATCCAAATATGGATTATTTGGTGATGGTGCAAAAAGAATCAAGAATAGTGGAGTTGGTAAATTATCTCTTCCATATAAGTCTGTATTGAAGTTTGATAAAAATCCATATAATGAGAGACAAACTACTGGAGATTGCGTAAGCCATGGAACTAGGACGGCTTGTGATATAACAAGAGCCGTAGAAATAGATATAAAGGGAGATAAAGAAAGCTGGGTAGCTAAAGGTGCTACAGAAGCCATTTATGGAGCAAGAGGACACGGTGGACAGGGAATGAGTTGTGCTAGAGCGGCAGATTTTGTTAGTAATAATGGTGGTATAATATTAAGAAAAAACTATCCTGGTATTGCAGACTTTAGTAAATATAATGGTAATTTAGGAGCTAATTGGGGACCAAAAGGATTACCAGATAAAGTCATAGATCTAGCCAATGATCATCAGGTAAGAACGGTATCTTTAATTCGTACAGTAGAAGAAGCTAGAGATGCCTTAGCTAATGGTTATGGATTAGCAGTATGTTCTAGTTATGGATTTAGTAATAAAAGAGATAAAAAGGGATTTGCTAAAGTTAGTGGTAGTTGGGCTCATTGTATGGCATGGACGGCATGTGATGATACTAATGGCGAACCAGCATTTTTAGTTCAAAATAGTTGGGGTAAATGGAATGATGGTGGACATCCAGATTGGGGTCCGATACCAGAAGGTTCATTTTTAATTCATGCTGATGCAGCAGAAGGTATGCTTAGTCAAAGTGGTTCTTATGCCTTCAGTGATTTTGATGGTTTTCCTCCACAAAAACTCCCGGACTACGGTTTCGTAGATTATTTATGAAATTTCTAGATAAAATAGCATTAAATAGACTTATAGCAATTATTACAAGTTTTATTTTAGGTTTAGCTAAGATCTTAAAAACTAAAGAAAAAGAAATAGAGCCACCTATTTTAAAACCACGTAGACCCATTATAGAAAAAATCAGGAAAATTTTCGATCATGAATAAATTGCTATGTTGTTTATTAATCGGATCATTAATATACTCATCCACACCAAAATATAGTACGTTATCTGCTGTGACAGTAGCAGGGGCTATTATTAAAAGCTCTCAGAATGAACCAACAATAATTAAATATAAAAGAAAAGATTGTCCTGTATGTAAGGGCAAAGGATGGTATATGAGTGGAGATAATATTAAAAAAATAGACTGTACATATTGTGAGCCAGAGAATGAATCACAAAACTGAATTAGAAAATATAGCACAAGAAATAATTCATAAATCTGGATTATCTTCAGATAATCATGGTAGTATTATATTAACTTTAATGTTTATTTCTATAATATTAACTTCTATTAGAGTGCTCCAAGAATGTAATAAAAATCAAGATGCTAAATTTTATACATATCAAATTAAGCTATTGGCCAATAAAAGAAGTTGGTTAACTAAACTAAGACTTAAAAGAATTCTTAAAAAAGAACTAAATTCAGAAGACTACAAAACACATAAAGAACAAATTGTTACAGCAATTTTGGATGTTGCTGAAAAACTCACGGAAGAACAAGTTTCCAAAATCTTAGAGGTAAAACCATGATGAGTTTATTAGTATGGTGTGTATATGGTATTTTTGTTGGTAGTATTGCCAAATCAATTATTCCTGGTGAAGAAAAATTTGGTTTTTTTCAAACAATCGCTCTTGGCGTAGTCGGCTCATATATGGGAGGCGCTGTTTTATACCTACTAGGAGAATATAAAGCATTGTCTCCTTCTGGTGTAATAATGGGTATTATAGGAGCCTGTTTAAGTCTAGTACTATATAATCAAATCAATAATAAAGAATAATATATAATGTTTAAAATTAGATATAATAATGGTCAGCCATATTTATTTACAGATACTAATGGCGTATCTAGTATTAAATATATATCAGAAACCACAACCACAACAACAACGGCCGAACCAACCACTACTACAACAACCACCACTACGGCAGAGCCAACTACTACAACCACCACAACTACAACCACAACTACGGCAGCACCATCTGGTGATACTCTAATGCTCTTAAGGGCCAATAGTAACTGGGGTCCAACAGACGAAGGGCCGAATAATTACTATTTCTATAATGCAGATTGGTCGTATGCCGATAGTATGGGTAATGAATTAGCATATAATATTTGTGGTTATGAAGATCCGCTATGGCCCAACAGGGCCGTAGGAGCTACAGCATCAGGGGTATTTAGTTCATCTCCTTTGATTAGTGATAGTTATGGTTACGGCTTGAGTTATACATCATTACGAGGTAGTGATGCTAGTAGTCTATTATCTCAAATGAATGGAGATTTTACAATCGAATTATGGCTGTCATGGTATATGGACTCAACCGCTCCAGACCAATGGGGAACACCAAAACTATTCGTGGCTGAAAGAGAAAGATATTTACGTATAGGTAATATAGAACTTGGAACAGCAGTTACAAGATATTGGAATGCAGAGAACGTCCCAACCGTATCAGGATATAAAACATATATTGCTCCACATGGAACCTATTTGCCATCTAATGGTACCCCAGAAAGTACTGATGATATTGCCACCGTGGCTTATGCTGCTACCAGTAATACTGGAAATATATATCAAGGAACATTCCCAAATAGTATTGATGTTCCAGGATATGGAGGTTCTAATTATGTTCATATTGCTATAGTGCGAGATACTACCGGTTCAACATATAGTGATGAATTAAGATTCTATATGGACGGAACACTAATTGGTACAGCAGACTTAACATCTAATGGATTTAATTGGAACGCCACAACCATGTCTAGCCAAAGTCCACCTGAAGTTGGAATTTATCCTTATACTCCTTCGTATTATAATCTTGCTCCTGGCATTCAATATGACGATGTACGAATTAGTAATTCTGTTAAATATTCTGGTAGCACCATAACTGTACCATCAGCAGCACTATCTGGAGCAAGAAGTTCAGCTTCAGCAAATACTGAACTATTATTACATTGTGATGGTAGCCCAGCAGATTATGGTATTAATAAATATTATTTATCATTAAGGAGTAATACACTAGGAGGAGGATGCAGTAATGCTCTAAATCCACCAGCATCAGTAACTTTAGATACCTCAGTGAAAAAATTCGGAGCCGGTTCGTATAGCTTTAGCTCATCATCTAATCAATATGGACTAATTAATAGTGAATATACACCATACATAGTTACTCCAATCAATGATTTATTATCCAAACTAGAAACTGCTGGTCAATATACTATAGAAATGTGGATCAGGCCAACTGGCACTATGGGCGCAAATGGAGAAGCTTACCTAACTATTGGACCACCTAGTGAATATAGTACTGGTAGAAATCGCTTGGTACTAATGGACGGAACTAATGGACCATATAATGGAAATACTGGAGAATATTATAATAATTATTATTCTAGTGGATTAAGATTAGTTTGGGTAGATAGTTTTTATAATGAAACCAATTATGCTCTTAATCAATATAGTATATCAACAAGTTCGTTAGCTAGAAATGTTTGGAGTCATGTGGCTATAGTCTATAATAATGGAGAATGGAGATTAAAGGTTAATGGAGTAGATAGTGGAAGTTCAATTTCTTCAACACTTTTAACAAATACCACAACTCCGTTTACAGCTAACAATGGAGAAGCCAACCAGATTATACTCGGAGCCACTTTGGATAGTTTCAATGCGTTTTTCAATTTCGCACTACCAACATGGTTAGGTACATTTAACGGTAATATTGATGAAATACGATTTAGTTCAGTAGATAGATATGGTTCTGGTAATTATACTGTTCCAACAGCGGCTTTTAGTTAAAATACGAGGTAAATAATATGAATATAGGGAATATAACACTAACTATAGGTAATAGAAACATAGAGATTGATGGTCTATCTTTATTACTTACAGATGATAGTTTTGGCAAAAATGTGTCGTGTAGATTATTATTAACTAAAACTATGCCAAACGGTAAAAGTAGACCAATTCCGTTGCCTCTTAAACCATTAACATTATGGTCTGGTGAGGAGTATGATAATATCGGAGATTATACTCAGGCTCAAGCAGAGGATAGAGTATTAGAATTGTTAGGTTCAAATATAGAAGAAACACTAGCATCTATGATGCATAGATAAATATCTATATTTGAATATTTAATACTAAAATATGAATAAGACAAATAGTCTGCTTACTATTGGTATGTGCACATATGATGATTTTGATGGTGTGTACTTTACTATTCAGGCATTAAGAATGTATCATAAAGTATGTGATACTAATATAGAACTAATAGTATTAGACAATAATCCAGAAGGTATACACGGTAAAGAGATCCAAAAATTTATTAGTGGATGGACTAATGGTTCTGGGAAATATATTCCCATCAAAGACAAACCATCTTCTTTTAATAAATATAAAATAGTAGATTATGCTAATGGACAGTATATATTAATCTTAGATTGTCATGTATTATTAATTAATAATGCTATTGAAACCTTATTACAGTATTATACTAATCATCCAGATTGCAAAGACTTAATCCAGGGACCATTGTTGTATGATGATCTTAGAAATGTTTCTACAGAATTTAAAGATGAGTGGAGAGGAGATATGTATGGCATATGGCACCACAATCCAGAAGCCTATGCAAAAGGAGAACCGTTTGAAATAAAAATGCAGGGCATGGGACTATGCTCTTTTGAAAAAAAGAATTGGCCAGGTATATCGTCTCACTTTAAAGGATTCGGTGGTGAAGAAGGATATATAGCAGAAAAATTTAGGCGTAATGGTGGAAAAAATATTTGCATTCCACAATTAAAATGGGTTCATAGATTTGGTCGTCCAAATGGTGTTAAATACCCTTTAATTCTAGAAGATAGAATATGGAACTATTTTATTGGCTGGTTAGAAATCACAAAAGACCCTAATCATTATATGATCCAAGATACATACAAGCATTTTGCTCAAAGGGTTAGTACAAATACTTTAGATCATATTTTGAATTCAGCCATTGCAACAATATTAAACGATTGACACGATATCCGGATCAGGTACAATAGACTTACCTATGAATAGACCAGACTGGACCAATTATTTTTTAGGACTAGCGAAAGTTATATCCTATCGTAGTCATGATATCCATACCAAACATGGATGTGTAATAACAGATCAACAACATCGTATTTTAGGTGTTGGATATAATGGTTTTCCAAAAGGTATGGATGATTCTTCCTTACCAACTAGTCGTCCAGATAAATATCATTGGATGATTCATTCAGAAAGAAATGCTTTATCTAATTGTGTAATTAGACCAGATAATGGAATTGCATATGTAACAGGTCAATGTTGCAATGACTGTATTATGGCCTTATGGCAAGAAGGAATTAAAAAGGTTGTTATGGCCAAAAGTCATGGTACAAAATTATTTGATGATGATGCAAAAAAAAGATTTGATTTATTTGTAAAACAAACACAAATAGAAATTGTACAAATTGATCCAGACTTTTCATGGCTGATACAAGACTGTGGTGTAATAGATAAATAGTTCAATTATGGCCCTTGTATTCATCACAAACAGATTTATCATATCGCTATGACCAAATCATTCTTTTATGGGCCTTCCAAGATTTAATTTTTTAAGGAGTTTTTATTAATATGTCAGCATTGAACGAGCTTCAAAATTATACTTTTGTTAGTAAATATGCTAGGTGGCTTGAGGATAAAAATCGTAGAGAAACCTGGAAAGAAGCCGTAGATAGAGTTAAAAATATGATGCTGAAACAATATGCTGACAAAGATATATCTGAAGATATAGAATGGGCATATGATATTATGTATAAAAAGAAAGTTTTAGGATCACAAAGGGCATTGCAATTTGGTGGAGATCCTATTCTTAAAAGACATGCAAAAATCTATAACTGCACAAGTTCATATTGTGATAGACTAAGATTTTTTCAGGAATGTTTTTGGCTATTACTCTGTGGTAGTGGCACAGGCTTTAGTGTACAGAAACATCATGTTGCTAAACTACCAACATTTTCACAAGAAACAAAATCAGAAAATGGTAGAAAATATGTTATTGAAGATAGCATAGAAGGATGGGCCGATGCTCTTGGTGTACTCTTGAGTTCCTATTTTACAAAGCCATCAGAAGAAAAATTTAAAGAGTATAAAGATCAATATATTGTATTTGATTATTCTAATATAAGATCAAAAGGATCATCATTATCTTCTGGTGTTGGTAAAGCTCCTGGTTTTGAGCCTTTACAAAATGGACTAGAAAAAATACGAGCCCTATTAGATAGATGCATAGCTAATGGACAAAAAAAGCTAAGACCAATAGATGCATATGATATTATCATGCATAGTAGCGATGCCGTATTGTCTGGTGGTGTTAGGCGTAGCGCTTCATTAGCTCTATTTAGTGCTGATGATGAAGAAATGGCTAAGGCTAAAACTGGCAACTGGTATGTAGAAAATCCACAAAGAGCAAGAAGTAATAATTCAGCACTTTTATTAAAAGACGATACAACATTTGAAGAATTTCAAGTATTGATGGAAAGTGTCAAAGAATTCGGAGAACCAGGATTTATTTGGAGTGATTCTACAGAAATGACATTTAATCCTTGTGTCGAAGTTGGTATGTGGCCTGTAGATGAAGAAACAGGCAAAAGCGGATGGCAAGGATGTAATCTATCAACCATAAATTGCTCATCTGTATCAGACGAAGAAGACTTTTATGAAAGATGCAAAGCCGCTGCTATTATCGGTACTCTTCAAGCTGGATTTACCAAACTAGATTATCTAGGAGAAATTAGTTGTAAAATCTTTGAAAGAGAAGCATTGTTAGGAGTTTCTTTAACTGGCATCATGGAAAAGCATGATCTGGTACTAACAGAAAAAGTACTAAAAGCTGGTGCTAAAATTGCAGTAGAAACCAATAAAGAAATGGCCAAAAAAATTGGTATCAATCAAGCAGCAAGAGTGACCTGTTTAAAGCCAGAAGGAACATCTAGTTCCATGTTGGGCACCAGTTCGGGCATCCACCCACATCATGCTAAACGCTATATAAGACACGTACAGGCCAATGTTTTAGAGGCACCATACCAACACTTTAAGAATTATAACCCACAAGCCTGTGAGAAATCCTCATGGTCTGCTAATAATACTGATGAGGTTATTAAGTTTCCTATTGAGGTTCCAGACGGTGCTAAATTAAAGAATCAATTACCAGCAGTAGAAATGTTATCAATAGTTAAAGATACACAAAAAAATTGGGTCTATTCTGGTAAAAATAAATCATTATGCACTCAAGAGTTTTTGAGCCATAATGTTAGTAATACTGTAACAGTTAAGCCAGAAGAGTGGGATGATGTAACTAAATTTATATACCAAAATAGAAAATATTTTGCAGGAATAAGTTTGATCCCACAGAGTGGTGATAAAGATTATCCACAAGCACCATTTACAACAGTATATACTAGTAGAGAAATAGTTAAGGAATATAGTGATGCTGCTTTATGGTGTTCCGGATTAATAGAATTAGCTTTGAATGCTTTTAACAATAATTTATGGGCAGCATGTGATTATGTAAATCTTAATCAGGCTAAAGAGAACGACAGTGATGATAAATTAAAGTTTATTGTCAAGATGAAAAACTTTGCTGGTAAATATTTTGATGGGGACGTTAAAAGACTAACATACTGCATGAAAGATGTCTATAACTGGAAGATTTACTGTGATCTATATAATAGCTTTAAGAAAGTAGATTATACACAACTATTGGAAACAGAAGATAATACGGTAGGAATAGAGGAAATTAGTTGTGCCGGTGGCGCTTGTCTAATTTAACTTTATTCTGAAAGGGTATCCATTGAGAAAAAAAACTACCAAACATAAAAAAAGCGTACTAGATGCTACAAACAAAATACTTCCAGAAGATAAACCAATAGGTTTTAGAAATAATTTAAAACCTAGAACTAAAAATCAAAACCTGTATATTAGAACTGTTGCAGAAAATAGTGTGACTTTTTGCCAAGGAATAGCCGGTAGTGGTAAAACGCATATTGCTATTGGTATGGCTTTAGAATATTTATTAACTGGTAAAGTTAAGAAAATTATTATAACAAGACCAGTAGTTGAGGCCGGTGAACGTCTAGGATATTTACCAGGAACAGCAGAAGAAAAGCTTCATCCATACTTATTACCAATTTTAGATGAAATTAATTATTTTATTCAAATCTTTGATTATACTAAGCTTAAGCTAACCAATAAATTAGAGATTGTTCCTTTGGGCCTAATGAGAGGTCGTAGTTTTCATGATTCTTTTATAGTAGCAGATGAATGTCAGAATGCCTCGTATGATCAATTAAAAATGTTATTGACAAGAATAGGCATGAATAGTAAGATGGTATTGACTGGTGACGTAGCGCAATCAGACCTTCATCGATCTGTACAAGGTGGTTTTATTAGTATGATCAAGGCATTGTCCGGTATTGATGGTATAGGCTTTTCAAGACTAGAGGCTCAAGATATTATACGTAATCCTATTATCGGACCTATTATACAACGTCTAGATAGTTATGAGCAAGAACCATAAAAATTGTTTAGTGCTTAATGCGGACTATTCTCCGCTATGTATTATCAATTGGCAAAGAGCCATGACATGGTATATGAAATATCATGATAAGAAAAAAGCACAAATAGATATTATAGAATTTTATGATAATGAAAATATTGCTGGAGTTAATAAAACATATAAACTACCAGCAGTAATTAAACTATGTAAATTTTTTAAGTTTGGTCATTGTAGAGTCAATTTTTCTCGTAAAAATGTTTTTATTAGAGACGACTATCAGTGTCAGTATTGTGGTGATTATTTTAATATATCAGAATTAACATATGATCATGTTATACCTAAATCTGCTTGGTTGAAAGATGCATCACCAACAGTATGGACAAATATAGTGACAGCTTGTGTTAGTTGTAATCGTAAAAAAGGAAATAAGACACCACAAGAAGCTAAGATGAATTTATTAACATTCCCTAAAGAACCACAAAAAAGTATCAGATACTTGCCGATTGTGTCCTATCTATCTACAATAAGATCAGATATTCCTAAAGAATGGACATTGTACGTATCTAATTATTAATATGCCAACTTATTCATATCATTGCGATAATTGTAATATAGATTTTGAATTATTTTTTTATATCAAGGACTATATAGAAAAACCAGTGTGTGATAAATGTGAAAAATCTAATACTCATCGCAGATATATGGATGATGTTCTAACACAAAATACTTCTGTTAAAAAAGCAGATAGTGAACTAAAAACTATTGGCGATCTTGCTAATAGAAATAGAGATAAATTAAGCGAAGATCAAAAAAATCAATTATACAATAAACATAATTCATACAAAGAAAATATACCAGATAAACCATTACCAAAAGGAATGTCTCGTATCAAGAAGCCGCCAAAAATGTCATGGCCAAAAACTAAGAAAGGATAATATGGAAAATTATATTTTTTCTCCACGTAAATCAACCTCCGACGAGTCATCTGACACCGAACCATTATATTTTACGTTATATGGTCAACATGACTTTATAGATGATGATGGTAATCCAAGAGCCAATATTGATAATAAAAGTATTCTAGCCAAAACATCTATATCAGAAAATAATAATCAATCCTACTATTTTCTTAAAGTAGGTGCTCATGGTAGAATTTTTAATCCTATGGGACTATATAGCGAAGGCAAACAATTAAAATTTATGTCTAAGATTGGTAAGAATGAATTTGAGTTCAAGAAAGTAAATAAAAAAGTATTTGATTTGTATTTAAATTTTTTACGCACTAAAAATATCGCATGGTTAAATAATGCAGAAAGAGAGATGGCTTAATGGCTAGATTAAATAAGAGTCAGCAATATGCTATACTGTGGATGTTAAGTCAAAACCAAACAGAAGCTGAGATTATCAAAGAATTAAAAGTTGATCCAAATGATCTAACTAAATTTATAGAAAAGCACCAAAAGGCTTCTGATACCAATAATATTAAAACAACAACATCTAATACCACTAGGGCCAAAGACCTAATGATTAGAAAAACTTCTGCGAAAAATAACTCTGGTGTGTCTATTATGACTAAAGAAGCATCTCAGGTTGGAGATACTTTTCATCAAAACATGCCAAATTCTAATAGACTGGATTCTATAATTCATAGACCTAACAATGGATAAATATATCTCAAAATATTCTAATGGTAAATATGTGAGTCCAGCTCAATATATTACCGAAATGATTTGTGAGAATAAGGCTAAAATTGATAAAAAAGATTTACACTATAGGTTTTGGCTTAATAAAGAATGGTCGGCTTTTTTTAGAAACCAGATTGCTACAGCTAATAAATTGGTTAAAACATATGGAGATAAGGCAGTCATAAAGGCATTAAAGAATGACAAGGCTTCAAGAATTTATTCTTTGCGATCTCCTGTGTTGTTGGATATAATTAAGAAAGAAGCTTTTATTTTATCTCAACAGCAGCCACCTGTGCCAAAAAACTACGACAGAAATATAGATATATCAAAACGAAGAAATCTTAGAACAAGTAAAAATATTAGATCTAAACTAGAGGATATAGACAATGAGTGTTAAAGAAGATGTTAAGAAAAATTTTGGAACAGATATCATCTTGTCTGGTAATTCGATTGTTGATAAAGAATCTGTAATCATACCAGTTAGCCCATCGTTAGACTTGGTATTAAATGGTGGAATACCAGAAGGTAGTTTTGTAATTTTTACTGGACAACCTAAATGTGGTAAAACAACAACATCACTAGATTTTGCTGCAACAGCACAAAAGCCTGAGTATCAGGGCGATCTTAAAAAACCTAGAATGGTATATTATCTGAATATTGAAGGAAGACTTAAGAAAAGAGACTTGGAAGGGATTCCTCATCTTGATCTTGAAAGATTCGATGTTATTGGATCACAACAAGGTAAGATTTTACACGCTGAAGAATATCTACAGATAGCAGAAAGAATTATTAATGAAGAACCAGGATCAATACTGATCATAGACTCATATTCTGCATTATGCACAGAAGCAGAAATTACTTCTGGTATGGATAAGATGCAAAGAGCAGATGGTGCAAAATTACTAGCTAAATTTTGTAGAAAAGTTGCTAATGTTATTCCTGTTAATAAAAATATTGTTATTGGTATTACTCACTTGATGGGTAATCCTGGCTATGGTACTGTTGAATGGAAAGAAAAAAGTGGACAGGCTATTGCTTATCAAACAGATATCAAGCTTAAAGCTAAGTTTTTTAAGAAATGGAATTTAAGTGATGATAGCCCACAAATAGGCCAAGAAGTTGAATGGGAAGTATTATGTTCGGCATTAGGGCCACCAGGAGGAACTATCAAAAGTTATCTAAGATACGGACAGGGTATTGATAAGCATACTGAATTACTATCACTAAGCGTTGATCTTGGATTGATTGCCAAAGGCGGTGCATGGTATACTATATCTACAGTTGAGGAAAAACCAAAATTTCAAGGTATGGAAAAAACCAGACAATATTTGCTGGAACATCCAGAGGTTTACGAAGACCTTTGGAAAAAGGTTCAAGAAACCATGGGATTAAAATGCAAGTAGTAGACTTGGATGGAAATTCTTATAATTGGCAATTGACTGGAAATATAGCACATGGTTCAAATAATAAAAAGTCTTCTTTGCATCTTGGTGCTAGAAGAATTATTCATGAAATATATCCAACACTACAGATTTTAGAAGAAGTACAAGTTGTTTTAAGAAAGAGTGAATATGTATACATGGATTTTTATATTCCATTGATTAAAAAATGTATAGAAGTACATGGTGAGCAACACTATAAGTTTAACAGGTTTTATCATCATAATTTATTAGGGTTTGTAAAACACCAAAAAAGAGACAGAGAGAAAAAAGAATGGTGTGAACTTAATAATATAGAATATATTGAACTACCTTTTGACAAAGAAAATGATTGGAAGGAAATATTAAAATCATGAATACCAAAGAACAAGTTAATGAATGGGATAAGGTATTAGATGAATATGAAAAAGGAATTGGCATAGGACATTATGTAAGTAATCTCTTACCAGAAGATGAACTAAATAATTACTTTAGAATGACCAGAGATGAAATAGAAAAACTAACACCGGATGATTGTGGTCAAATAGCTTATCGTCTTGGTCAATTCTCATTGCATGTACAAAGAACATTAAATAGAGAATTAGCTAGAGTAAATTGGGCAGATGAAACAATTAAAGAAGTTATTGCTGATGAAATTAATACATATAAGGGCTATGGTTATGTGGAAAAGTCATTACAGGCTATTAAGCATAATGAGAAAGCATCTGCATTAAATAAGATTAAAAAATATGCAAAACAAAGATCAGATAGATTACAATATATAGCAAATGGAATCAAAAACTTGTCAGATATAATGTTGTCAATTAGTAAAACAAAGGTGAAACATGGATCTAACTCCTGAACAAATTCAACAAATGATAACGATGCTACAAAGCATGTTGCCTAATTCTTCTACAAAGATTGAAGCACAAAAAGAAGAGGACACAGAGTTTGTGTCTACTATTAAAACCAAAAAGGTTAGTAGTGGTAAAAAAAGTAATTTTAAAAATAAATTCAATGATATGCCAGAAAAGAATATGCATAAAGAAGATGTTCTAATAGATCAAAAACTAAATGTGAGTGGCCCAACACCTAGAAGAAAAAATAATTCTTTAACAGAAGCCCAATGTAGGGTGTGTGGTAAAAAAGAAGTAATCAGTGCTGGACTTATTATGGATAAGAGTCGATTTAAGTGTAATAATTGTTCTTCTGGAGCTGGCTGATGAAAATTTTACAAGATCCTGCTTCTGAAAGAGCAGTATTGGCTGGGATATGTGAATTTGGTGAAGATGCATATTTGGAAATAGCAGATATAGTATCAGAAACATCTTTTACAATAGATAGTAATGCTATTCTATATAAGTGCTTAAAGAGAATTTGTGAGAACGACCACAAGCCCAAGATAGATATAGCGTCTATACTATCTGTAGCACAAGAATTATCTGTTGATCACATCCTAACTAAAAAAGATGAATTAGCTCATTTAAAAGCTATTTTGGATTTTCCGGTTAATATAGACAATCTTAGAAAATTTGCTGGTAAAATCAGAAAGCTAGAAATAGCTCGTTTGTTATATAAGCAGCTAGAATCTGCTAAAAATAAAGTATTAGAAGTAAATGGTTCTGAATCTATTAATAGCATAATAGGTTTAGCTGAAGATACTATCTTTGATTTTACTTCGGTATTGAATGACGTAGATAACAATGCTGCTTTAATTGGAGATCATCTAGAAGATTATATAGATTACCTATCTAAGAATCAGATAGACCAAGTTGGTATTTCTACTGGTTTTCCAATATACGATAGTGCTATTGGCGGAGGTTTACGTAGAAGCACAGTTAATGTTATTGCAGCAAGACCCAAAACAGGTAAAACACTATTGTCTGATAATATGGGTTTTCACATTGCTCATAATCTACAAGTTCCTGTATTAAATATGGATACAGAAATGACAAAAGAAGATCATTTACATAGAATATTGGCGATGATGACAGAGGTAGAAATCAATCAGATTGAAACTGGTAAGTTTGCTGATTCTGAAAATCAAAAAATAAAAATACTAAATGCTGCTAAAGAATTAGCCAATACAAAACTATTTTATAAGTCTATTGCTGGTAAACCATTTGAAGAACAATTATCTTTAATGCGTAGATGGATTATTAAAGATGTTGGCTTAAACGATGATGGTACAGCAAAAGATTGCGTAATATTTTATGATTATTTAAAACTTATGGATAGTGCTGGTATTTCTCAGGATATGAAAGAATATCAAGTACTAGGATTCATGATGACATCGCTACATAATTTTGCTACCAAATATAAGGTGCCGATAGTAGCTTTTATTCAATTAAATAGAGATGGTATTAGTAAAGAAAGTACCGATACCGCAAGTGGTTCGGATAGAATTATTTGGCTATGTAGTAACTTTACTATCTTTAAAAGAAAATCAGATGAAGAAATAGCAGAAGACGGACCTTCTAATGGCAATCGTAAACTAGTTCCATTAATTAGTAGACATGGTGGTGGACTAGATGATAACGATTATATCAATTGTCATATGAAGGGTTGGTGTGCAAAAATTACTGAGGGTAGAACAAGACTAGAATTATTGACTAACAAAAATGGTGGAATAAATGACTTCAATGTTGAAGACCAACAAGAATCAATCCCTTTCGTATGATCAACATCAATTAAAGTTGTTGTGTGATGCTACTTGTGATAAGATAGAAGATCTATTAGATTATTTTGAAATTGAATATAAGCATAATAATCATTCAATGGTTAGTATGTGTTGTCCTATTCATAATGGAGATAATCCATCAGCAGTAAATATTTATCATGAAGGAGATAATTATAGAGGCAATTGGAAATGTAGAACACACGGATGTGACAAAGTTTTCCGTTCATCCATAATAGGTTTTATTCGTGGTATTCTTTCAAATAAAAAATATGGTTGGATCAATGATGGTGATCAAACAGCAACTTTTGCTGAAGCCATAGAATTTGCTACTAAATTTGTTGGACAATCACTTAATGACTACAAAGTAGATAATGCTACAAAAGAAAAGAAACAGTTTGCTCAGATCATAGAAAAGGTAACACAAAAACCAGAAAAACTAAATCTACAAATTACACGCAATCAGGTTAAGAGTATTCTTAGGATCCCTGCTCAATACTATATAGATAGAGGATACTCTACTAAAATACTTGAAAAATATGATATAGGATTATGTGATAGGCCAAATAAAGAAATGAGTAATAGAGTAGTTGCTCCAATCTATGATGATAATAGAGAATTTGTTATAGGCTGTACAGGACGTAGTATATTTCCTAAATGTCCCAAATGTTCTTTATATCATAATGACACAGAATCTTGTCCTCAAGAATATCAATGGCAATATTCTAAATGGAAACATAGTTCTGGACTCAAAACACAAAATGTTTTATACAACATGTGGTTTGCTAAAGAACACATTAAACAAACAAATACTGTTATTATAGTAGAGAGTCCTGGTAATGTTTGGAGATTAGAGGAAAATGGTATACATAATAGTGTGGCTATTTTTGGCACAACATTAAGTGATAGACAAAAAATTATTTTAGATAGTTCAGGAGCCATGAAACTTATTATTATAATGGACAACGATGATGCTGGTATTGAGGCAACAAAAAAGATTATAGATAAATGCAATAGAACATATCAGATTCATGTTCCTACCATATCCAAAAATGATATCGGAGAAATGAATAGCGATGAAATTAATTTAGAAATTAAAGCTTTTATGGAGAAAATCAAATGATCATAGCTTTTGCTGGACGAAAACAATCTGGTAAAACAACGTGTGCAGAATTTTTAGCTAATATATATGTTGGCTATTTGTTAGGCGAACCAAAAATATATAATTTTGCTGATCCATTAAAACAAGATATTTGTATGAATATACTAGGGTTAACATATGATCAATGCTATGGTCCAGATGATAGCAAAAATGAACCTACTAAATGTTATTGGCCAGATACTCCAGAACCAATGACAGCAAGAGAAGTTATGCAATATGTAGGTACTGATATTTTTAGAAAACTACAAAAAAATGTTTGGGCAGATGCTACTATTAATAAAATTGAGAAAGAAAAAACAAAATATAATCTGGCACTAATTGCTGATTGTAGATTTCCTAATGAAGTAGATGCTGTTAAAAATGCTGGTGGTATGGTTATTAAACTTACTAGAAATATTTATAATTCTGATCACGATAGCGAAACAGCTTTAGACTATCATAAATATGATCATTCTAATTTTGATTTCGTAATTGATAATGCGCATATTGGTATTGGAGAACAAAATAAACTACTATATAACTTTCTTAGCAGTAAAGGAATCCTACCATTATAATTACATATTTTAGAAGCTCATCATATAACACGCACTCAATGTGTGAACAGCAATATTTTGCTGAATATAATCTTGGTATTAGGTCGCCATCAGGATTAAAAGCTGATAAGGGCACCATAGTACATAAAGTATTAGAAATATTAGCATTTATCAAACAGGCTCATCAAAATAACAGTTCAACTATTGATGATGATATTGTTGGAAAAATTAATGTTAATAAATATAGCTTGGACAATATTATACAAACTGTTTATAACTATTATTCATCAAATTTTAAACATCACAACTGGAAAGACAAAGATTACAACGATTGCTATAACTGGGTATATAAGGCAATTAATTATCATAATGGAGCATTTGACCCTAGAAACAAAACCATAGTTTGTCCGGAACAAAGATTTGATATAGAAATTGATAAACCATGGGCCTCATATAAATATGAACTACCCAATGAAACATTAGAGGGTAATTTAGCAATCAAAGGCACTATAGATCTTATAACAAAGGTTAATGATGATACATTAGAGATAGTTGACTGGAAAACAGGAAGAAGATTAGATTGGGCAACTGGCCAAGAAAAAACTCAGGAAAAATTAGAGAAAGATCCACAACTTAGAATATATCACTATGCTATACAAAAACTATATCCAAATATTAAACATGTTATTGTGACTATATTTTTTATTAATGATGGTGGACCATTTTCTGTTTGTTTTGGAGAAAACGACTTAAAAGATACAGAAACAATGCTTAGGGATAAATTTGAATATATTAAAAAAACACAAAAGCCTAGATTAAATAAAACTTGGATGTGCAGCAAATTATGTCATTTTGGCAAAACAACTTTTGAAAATACTGCTATTGCAGCACTAAAAGAATATAGAGATAATCAATTAACTCCTGTTGGTCAATATATGACAAAATGTGAACAAATAAAACATGATATTGAAATTAAAGGTATGCCTCTGGTGCTTGACGAATATACTGTTCCAGGCTATACTGTAGGTAAGTACAAGGCACCAGGATCAATAGAATGAATTATATACCTCTTCACGTACACAGTCATTTTTCGCTATTAGATGGACTTAGCAAACCATCAAAAATTGCACAAAGATGTATTGATATAGAAGCTAAGGCATGTGCCTTGACAGATCATGGCAATATAGCTGGTTCTGTTCAGTTTTATAAAGAAATGAAAGCAAAAGGCATTAAGCCAATCTTAGGCTGTGAGATATATATATGTAATGATGATCCTTCTATTAAAACTAAAGATAATTATAAACTAAGTCATTTTTTGGTTTTAGCTAAAAATTATAATGGATGGAGAAAGCTAATATCATTAGTCTCAGAATCTAATAGAGAAGATTATTTTTATCGTAAGCCAAGACTAAGTATAGATAAATTATCTGAATTTACTGGTGGTGATCTGATAGGAATTACTGGTCATCTTGGTTCAACACTAGCAAATAAGATAACACAAGATGATACTATTAGTCCAGAATGGGAACACAACGCATCTCAACATCTTGGTGAACTAATTAATATTTTTGGTAAAGACAATCTATTCCTGGAAGCTCAATTGATAGATAAAGAAAATTTACCAATACAAAAAAATCTGACTGATTGTATAAGACAAATATCAAAAACATTTAATCTAAAAGTTATATCTACTCCAGATGCTCATTATTGTACAAGAGAAGATGCTGACGATCAAAGAATACTATTATGTAATAATTTAAAAACCACATTATCTGCTATTAATGAAAAACTAGAAAATGACGATGATGTTGGTATGGGCTGTTTTTTTAAGTCTAATAATTTTCATATTCCTTCTCAGGAAGAAATGAAACAAATCCATCATGAAGAAGAAATTTATAATACTAATATAGTTGCAGAATTATGTGAAGATTATGATATTCTAAGTAAGCCAAATTTACCTAGTTTTGATTATCCTAAAGATTTTGAATCAGAAGACGAATATGTTAGACAATTATGTAGAAATGGGTGGAAAAAATTATTGTCAAACAATTTAACCAAAGAACAAGAAAAAGAATATGCCGATAGAATTAAATATGAGCTTGGGGTTTTACAAGGGGCTGGTCTGTCTAGCTATTTTTTAATAGTGCAGGATATAGTGAAT